CTTTAATCAAAGAAACAGATCCTGTTGTGGTTCTTTCTTGTTCTTTCTTGATTTTTCTTACCTTTTTTATTTTTAAAGGATCAATAGGAAGAATATCTTTTATGCCATCTTGAGGACGATCTTTATCGATAATAATGTTATAAAATATTTTTGAATCAATATACCATCTTCTAAAAATTTCATATGCTCTATGATTAAAATCTAATAGATGAATTATGGTATCAAATTCTTTATAAATTTTTAATTTAATTGGATCCGAGATTGGTAAATTGTGTAGATCCAATTTGACAGGACGAATATCTGTACCCAATACGATTGCAGCATTTACAATTTCTTCAATTGCATTGTCAACTTCGGGATACACAGACATGTTTCTGTATTGAATTACAGAGCTTGTCTCATCTTTCAGTGTACCAGTAAAGTCAATAGCAGAACCAAAATAGCCACCAGCTTCTACGGTAACAGTACCATCAAAAGTTTCAGGTGCAGTAAACTTCTGTAGTGCTTTGTCTAGCTTTTCTACTTTAGTTTCTTTGTTTTTACCGAATTGAAAGCCAAAAAGATCGATTTCCATAAGTCTCCCTTATACTTATAATCGCTTTGTTACCCCTGGAATCTCAATCCAGTCATATACAAAGACCACATCAAAATCATTTAATGCGTTAGTGTTTGCCATATTAAACCCCATTGGCATTACTGATTTTGGCCAGCATCCATGAAGAATAACTGTTTTTAAAGGGTTTCCTTCATCACCATTTAAATTCAAATGTTTAATTTTCCAATTGTATGCTTTATAGTCTAAACTTTTTGTTAGTATTGAAGATTTATTACTAAGATGATTGTTTATCTTATTACTCCAAACATTAAACATTTTCCATAAATCTTGATTTGTACCCGTATCATCTAAAACTTTTAAAGACCAAGTTTGATAACTTGATTCATTTGGGTAATATGCTTTTCTACCAAAAAAATTGTATTCGGTAGTTTGTGATGATAAAGAAGGTAGTGCTGTTGTTTTTATGTGAAATTTTGTAATAGGTTTATTTGCAAATGGAATAGTACCCTCAACGACAAATCTATTAGATCGTGAACCACCATTGAAGGCTTTTTTAAAATCTGTAATAGTGATTTTAGCCATTATTAAATTCCCTTTGTTATTTCAAAATAATCAAAAGTTAATGTTACAGGAAAAGTCACTACGTCTACCGAATTCATATCAAGTAATATTCCACCTATTTGACTAGGCCAGCAGTTTACGAGTTTAAATGTTCTTATAACATCTCCATTTAAACCTAGTTGATTTAAAACCCAAGTTTTTTGTAATCTTGAATAAGAAAAATTATCTCCATCGACTGTATGAGTTACGTGACCATCCATCAAGTCTTTCCATTTATTAAAAGCAACCCATAGATTATTATTTCCACTATCGTCATACATTTGAATTGGCCAAACAGAATAAGATCTGTCGCCAGCCATGCTGAATATTCTTCCTCTATAACCAATACCAATTTGACCTAAATCTGATTTAGGCATTGTTGTAGCATGTATTTTTAATTTTGATTTGGCAATGTCTACAGTACCAACCTTACTTGGCCATCCACTGGTGGATACCACTTCAAATCTATTGGAGCGGGTACCGCCATTAAAACCAGCTTTAAATGCTTTTATGGAATTGTATGGTGATGCTGGCATTTATTATATTGGGTTTTCTGTTGAGGATTCTACGGAAACGTTGACTGTAAATTCTGCTGTTGCAATAATTGGTTTGATTGTAATGTTTGCAACCAAAGTTGTTGAATTATCAGTATTATTAGTACTGTCACAAACTACTTGTGTATAAGTTGGATCCAAATATTGATTATAATTTGTCTCAATGAGTAGAGTTATGTCAGAAGTTGCCGCTGAACGAGTTGTTGAATTGTTAAGATCAAATACATACTTTAGCAATATTTGTGTGACATCTCTACGAATTGAATTTTTAATGTTTGCTGGACCAATTCTTTCATCACTTGTATATGATGTATTGGCTCCAGCTGTTGCTCCTACGGTATCAAGTCCCAAAAAGGCAATTTGTAAACCCATAGTATAAAAATTTACTCTATTCTTTTTGTAAATATTTTTTGTAGTTGTTGTTTCCCATTTAGTTGGATTAACAGAAATACCATTTAACACACTGGACAAATCTGGTCCCGCAACAGTTAAGAAATATTTGTCTGCATCAATAGAACGTGTGAATGCTCCAGCAACATCAGCTATACCAGATTGTGTATATGTTATTGTTGTATTCGAAGCCAGTGTACTTGTTGGAATATTTTTATTAATAATTTGACCACCAACATTAAAAATTCTACTGCTTATTGTTGTATCAGATACTGCTGTTGGATATATGGTATCAAAATTTTGAGCAGTAAATCCAGCACCATCATTTATGGATGGAAATATACCTACTGTATAGGGTGATAATACATCCATATACGTTAAAATGCTTGTGTAACCAGTTGAACCAAATATTACATCAATATTGTTATTTGTAGCATTGGTATAATTTGCAAAACCGGCAGTAGTGCCAGCAATAACCAAAACACCACCATAAGACAAATAAGTATTTGCAAGAATAAAATCATTGCCTATGGTTGTACCAGTTAAAGCATTCCCAGATTTAGTAAATAAACCAAATGTCCCACCAGCAGCTAAAGTAGAAATAATTGCATATGTAATACCCGAAAGTGCATTTAAATCATTAATTAAATCATTCGGAGATCCGTAAGCAATGTATGTATCGGTGCTTACTCCTTTTGTTGGTGAGGCTAGAGCTGTTCTTGAATAAATCAACCAACCAAATAAACCACCAGGATTGACACTAGTGGCTTGGTTTACTCCATTAAAAATTGGAGGATAATAAGTAGATCCTGCCAAAAATGCAGCATAAAGTTTATTTGTAGTTGTTTCAGTATTATAATTGGTTGGATTTATAAAAGAATTTAAACTTACTTGTTGTGCCATTTTATGCCTCTGGTGTTAAAATATTTATAATTTTAAGCACGATACCAAACAACACTGCCATCGGAATATTCATCATCGTCATCGGCATTGGGATTTAACATGAACAAAGTATTCTCATCTTCTGGCTTTTTGGCCTCCTCATAATTCATATGAGCAGTTTCAAGTAGATCAGCAAAATATTCTTGTCTAGAAAGCCATGCAAAAAATACCAATGTCATCACAAGATCATCATTGTGGCCATCATCTGCTTTAAATGTGTTTGATTTAGAAACAAAACTTAAAAGTTCTTGAATGATTCTTTCATCATTAATCAACATTTTGTCTTCTTCTATTAAGCGTTTTAAAATAGCACAACCCAATTTTTTTGTTTGGGCTGTAGTTCTTAAACCATATTCGCTTTTACCATTTGCAAAGCCTTGAGACAAAATTTGCCCTTTTCGGCCCATTATTTTTGTCATCAAAACATTTTCATAATTTAAATCATTATAAAGAATTGCAGAAACCTGTCCGCCAATGTCGTTGGTTTCCACCAAAACATATGCATTGTTATATTGTTCTCCAACCTTTTTTATTACATTTGGAAAAGAAAAAGGACTTATTGCATTGTTTGCAAATGTTGCAACTATTTTATATGGAGCCGAAGTTCCATCTATGACGGTAAAAGCCGAATAATCTGATCCCTGTCCACGAGCAACGTCAGCCTGCAAAAAGTAAACTTTGTCTTTTTGAGGTTTTTCAAATATTTTTAATCCTTCTGAATCTTCCGACAAATGTTCTTCTGGAGCAAGTACACTTAATTTTGTTGTAGATATTAAAGTATTGGCCGAGCCAATAAAGTTACATCCATATTCTTGTTCAAATTGATCTGGGCTAGTATTGGCTATTTGTTCTGCTGCCCATTCTTCATCTCTTAACTTTGGACTTCCAGGGCTTATTGGAGTATCCTGCCAGCGTACTTCTACTGGCACAAATTTGTTTTTTAACTTATGACCTTCTGCTCGATTTGCATCTACCCAAAGTTTATGAAAATGATTCATGCCGTTTGGTGTAGAAACTATAATAAGTTTTGTAGTTGTACCTGCCGAAATTGTAGGATATGTGGATGTATAGAATTCTTCTGCTACGTGAGATGGCAAGAAGGCGTATTCGTCCAACAGCAATAGGTTATAGGAGCCACCACGAATCGCTGAGGACGATGTGGCGTCACACATAACTCTGGAACCGTTTTCCAGTTTAAAGCTTGTCTTATTCCATTCTACCACACCCTGTTGAAGAAAATGTGGTAGGTTCTCATATGCTAATTGCAGTTTTGAAAATAATTCTTCTTTTGCCGTTTTTAATCTATTGGCCAGAATTGCTACGTTTACGCTTTGATTAAATGTTATATAATGGCAAATATAACTTGTGACACAGGTTGATTTACCACATTGACGAGGCCACTTGGAAATAACAAATCTATTTTTGTGTATTTCGTTTACAAATTTTTCTTGATAATCATAAAGATTAAAAGGAACTATTCCTTTGTCTAGTGTTTTAACTTTTACATATTTTTCACAAAAATATACAGGATCTTGGGCACACTTAACATATTCTCTAAGTTCTTCTTCAGAATATTGAAGTGTTACCCCCGGTAATTTTAATTTTGAATTATTCCGATAACCTTCTTTATTATGACTTGAGCTCATTATTTACAATCTCCACATCAATAACTTCTTTATCTGT